TCGGTGGTGGTGGTGGTGGTCTTGGTCATGAGCTGGTGACTGTACGCTGATAGGGGATGCGGTCAAGAGTCAATCCATGGTGCGTCTCTCAATAATGATAAACATTGATTGATTATCAAATATGATACGATTCTTACATATGAGAAAAAAGTACCATAATAGTTATAGCCACAAAAACCTCGTATAAGAAAAGTAGTGTTCAAAAAAAGTCGAGTACGGGAAAAGTACCCCCCGGAAAAGTAATCTCTTGAACATGTCATAAAAGGCAGGTTTCCGCCTCGCGCGCATTATTTGCACTGTTGCAAATTTTTTGCATTTGTATTATGCAATTTATTTGCATCATGACCGGTTCTCGGCATCCTGACGCATCGACACCGACCACCCAGTTTTTCAGGTAGCCGCTCCCGAGTACGTTGAGGCGCCGGAGGACATCCTCGCCGAGCGCATCGTGCGGCGGTGGAAGCAACATGCGGATCTGAGCCGGGCGCAGGCCATCGACATCGTAAAAGCCGAGTACGTGCGTTTCCAGATCGAACGAGAGGCGCGCGACCTCGACCACTATAGCTACGCGAAAGGCATCAGCGCCGTGCTGGCCTACATCGCCGACTCAGCCACTCCGATGGTCGAGCTGGATGCGGTCGCTTATTGCTACGGGCTGATCGGTCGGGCCGAGGAGTCTATGGACCAGATCGCCAAGCGCCACCGCATTTCCAAGCAGGCATTTTCCAAGAAGGTGGAGAAAACGCTGGAGAGCTTCCACCTCAAACCCAAGCACGGGATGCGGCCACAACCGCAGCGGAAGATTTACGAATCCGTGCACCATGCGAAATGGGAGCACATCGAACAAGACGCACCTAAATCATGACCAGTTACATTGCAATCGACCCAGGAGTGAACGGCGGGATCGCGTGGGACAGCGCCGCGCTCGCCTCCTGTATGGGGATGCCGGGCAGCGATACCGAAATCGCGGAGGAGATCGGCCTGCTCTACAGCATGAGGCCCGGCATCAAGTGCATCATCGAGGACGTGCCGAAGTTTGTCGGCAAAGCGCTGCCGGGATCGACCATCTTCCCTCTCGCGTTTAACTGCGGGCTCGTGCGAGGCGTCGCGGTATCGCTCCGAATGCCTGTCATCCTAGTCAGGCCGCAAGACTGGCAGAAGCACTTTCGACTTGGTAGCAAAGGAGATTCCACCACTACCGAGCACAAAAACAAGCTCAAGGCCGAGGCGCAGCGGCGGTACCCACATCTTAAGGTGACCCTAAAAACTGCGGATGCTCTTCTGCTCCTAGCCTACGCACAGGAAAAACAACTCTAACTACCATGTTCACACCAATCAAACTCGAAACCAGAAAGAACGTCGCGCGCTTCAAAAACATGCAGGTCGGCGAAGTGCGTGAGCTTAACGCAAAGTCACGAGGTCAAGCAGCCGCAGCTCTGCGCTTCCGCATGAAGAAATACGTGCACGAGATCTACACGCTCGACGACTCATCAATGCCATTCCGTTTCCGCCGCGACGCCTGACCTATGCAACTAGCACTACCTAATTTTGACACCTTTAGCATAAAAGAGCTGGAGGACTTTGCAGCAATTGAGCTTTCCATGATGCGGGAGGAAGCGCATGCCGCATCGACGATCAGCCAGACCGCATTCCAGCGTGCTTGGAAAGTCGGCAAGGCGTGCGTCAAACTCAAAGAAGGAGTAGACGAAGACGACTGGGAAGCATACGCGACCCAGCACGTCGGCGCCGGTGACTACTATGCGGTTTATCGCTGTATGCGACTCGCGCGCATGTCACCGGACAAGCCACCGCTGCAAAAGACAGGGAGCAGCCAATACAAACAGTTACAGATCGCGATGGGGCTTGAATCCGCGCCAAAGACGACGCCGCGAAAGACGGACGTTCTCAAGTTCCAGAACCTGATGGCTTCCCTTGGCTGCATCAAGCGATGGTGGCGCGAAGGGCACGTCATTGAGACGCTCGATGCGGAGATGATCGCCGAGATCCTAGAGGAGATGCAATTCCTACAAGAAATCTATGAGACACTCCAAAAGCAGATTCCCGAAGCCACCGACACCGCCTCAAGTGGATAGAGAGATCATGCTGGGTGAGGTGCCGCAGCGGATGCAGCAGACCATGGACATCTCACGGGAGACGGTCGCCGACTCGCAGGAACGACTCGGTGACACTGGTGTGCTGCTGCGTGAGTGGATTGAGTGGTGCGAAAGCACTGGACGCGCCGCACATGCTGCGGATTTGATCGAGCGCAGCCGTGCGGAGATGCGCAATCAATAACAGCATGGATGCAACGACCGCCGAGGACACACAGAAGAAGCTGCAAGACCTGCTCGCGCGGGTCGCTGCTGGCCATCCGTTGTCCTATGCGGAAAGCGAGTTCCTTAAGAGCCGCAACACCCAGCCGCGCTACGAGACTCAGAAAGATGTGGCCGATTTTTTCTCGATCTCGCCGGGCGCTTTGCGTCGCTGGGAAGAGAAGTATCCTGAGGCTTTTATTAAAGGGCCAAACGGCTACGACATCGAAAAGATCAAGGCCGCGCGCCAGCAGTTTTTGGCCAGCGGTAAGTACACGCGGTTGAACGACGGGGACACGATCAACGTCGAGGGAGTGCAGGACGTGGCATCGCTCAAGGCGCGCAAGATCCATCTAGAGTGCCAGAAGCTGGCCACACAGATCGAGATTCTACAGGCAAAATACGTGTCCGTCGATGAGGTGCTGGCGCAGGTACGGGCGGTCATGTATGCCATCAAAGAGAAGATCAAGCGCATCCCGCCTGAGATGGCCTACGAGGTGAGCGGTGTGTCGCCGGCGGAGGCCGAGGAGCGGCTGCTTGTCTGCATCGACAAGATCCTGCGGGAGATGGAGCACGAGGATTACGTCAAAATCGAAGAGCAGCTAAAGGCGAAGAAGGTGGATGTCGAAATGATGGAAGTCGAGATCGCGCCAACCGAGCCAGTGAAGAGAGGGAGACCGCGCAAGAGCTAATGGCATTCTCGATCTACCCATTGATGGCGGAGGTTTGGCGGCCAACGCCTAAGCTGCCGGTAGACGAGTGGCTGAGAACGCACGTGCGGTTCGAGCGCGGGCCGATCCTCGGGTCGTTCGATGTGCGCAATTCCCCGTGGATTAAAGCGCCGCTTGAAGAGCTGCGAAATCACGAGACGCGCGAAATCATCTGCGCGTGCTCGGTGCAGAGCGCCAAGACCGCCCTGGCCGAAGGCGCCATGTTGTACCTGATCGCGGAAGAAGGCGGGGACATGTGTCTCTACCTGCAAACAGACGAGCACGCCGACGAGTTCCTAGACACCCGGTTTAAGCATCGGATTCTGGACTGCAAGCCGGTGCGGGCGATGCTCAACAAAGGGGACAAAAGCATCCAGAAGCGGACGGTGGCATTCGCTCACATGACCCAGTACGTGATGGGCGCCAGCAACATCCACAACTTGCAGAGTAAGGCGGCGCGCTATGTCATCGGGGACGAGGCCGCCTACTGGACGCACGGGCACATCGACGAGTCACGCAAGCGGACAACCTCGTTCGATGCGCGCAACTCGAAGCGGATCTACGTCTCAACACCGATGAACAACAGCGGCGAGTTCTACGAATCGTTTACCGCCGGATCATGCAGCGAGTGGCATGTGGCTTGTCCTGCGTGCGGGGAAAAGTGGCCGATGGTGCTGGGTCAGCTCAAGTGGGACGGTGAAGGCGCCAAGCTGGCTGACGGCAAATACGACCTCGCGCGGATCAAGAACACGGTCAGATACGAATGCCCCTCGTGCAAAGTCCACCTCAAGGACGAGCCGCAAGTCCGCCGGCAGATCGCGAACAGCGGGTTCTATCAGAATCAGAACTCGGCGCCAGACCCGCGCGTCAAGAGTTACCACTGGAACGCGCTGACCGTGCCATGGGTAGCGTGGGACACTATCGCCAGCGAGTTCTTGAAGGCAGAACACGCGCGGAAATTGGGTGATTACTCGCCGCTCGCGGAGTTTGTACGCAAGCGGCTGGGTGAGTTCTGGGATATGCGGGAGTTTCAGAGCGAAGAGGTCAATTTGTCGGGCGGTTTCGCGATGGAGGAGCCGTGGGAGCAAGAGTTTAGGCGTTACATGACCGTGGACGTTCAGCGTGACTATTTCCGCGTCATTGTCCGACTTTGGGCGCAAAACGGCGAATCTAGACTCTTTTACGCGGGCGAGCTGCATACATGGGCGCAACTGGCCGACCTACAAAAGCGATTAGAAATCACCGACAGGCGCGTGTTCGTCGATTGCGGCTTTGAGCGGTACCAAGGTGAGGTTTACCGCCAGTGTGCGGCCAATAATTGGATCGCGCTCAAGGGCGACAAAGCGCAGTTCTTCACGTGGACATTGCTGGACAAGCGGACAGGCCGGAGCCGGTCGGTCAAACGTCCGTATTCGCAGATCCAACACGTCGATTCCGGGGTGGGACTTGCACGATCCAAAGTCCGCAACGCTCGACAGGCTGACTTGTGCGACCGTATTGTCTGGAGCAGCGACTACATCAAGCTGGTTCTGCATCGTCTGCGCGCAGGCCAGGGGGCATCGTGGCAGATCGCGCACAATGCGCCGAAGTGGTACTTCAAGGAGATTCAGAACGAGGTGTTTGTCACCGAGAAGGACAAGCGGACCGGCAAGAACAAGACGTTTTTCAAAAAGCTAGGCGAAAACCACTCGTTCGACGCCGAAGCCATGCAGGTGCTGGCCGCCTGCATCGAAAAGATCATCGGGCAGGCCGAAATCATCACAAACGACGTGGAGGCTGTCAACGCTTGACAGGCTGAGTGACTTTATGGGCGGACCTTCAATTCTACGATATGCTTCGCTGCAATTTTGCGAAACGCTTTACGATCAGTGCTTATCGGCGCTGACCGAAGGGCAGGGCACCATCGTGATTAGCACATCCGGCGGCGGTGAGTCCGAAACCCGCGCGTCTGGATCAGACGGAGGCATTCCCGTGATGACCTTGATGAGGGCGGTGATGCGGAGGATGCACCAGCTCGACCCAGTGAAGTACCCGGGTATCTCCAACCGCCTTAAACCTGACTTTTCAACCTTTCCGCTATGAGTTTCATCGAACAAACGATCAGGTTTTTCAGTCCGGCAACCGCCTTGCAACGCCAACGCGCGAAGGCGCAGCTTGAGGCGGGCGACAGGACGGGCTACTGGCGCGTCGGGGCGCAGTCATCGACTAATCGCCGGGCGAGCGGGCAAGCACTGGATCAGCCTGATTCCAGCCGCAATCACACCGACCGCGTGACGCTCATCCGGGAGGCGCGGTGGCTGGAGGAGAATAGCAGTGTGGTGAAGTCGATCCTGCGCAAGTACCGCACCTTTTCGGTGGGCCGCTTACAGTACGTGCCGCGCACCAGCTCCGAGGAAGCCAACAGAGCAATCACGGCTTACGTGGAAAGGTGGATGTCGAGCTGCGACCTGACCCGGCGCCACCACTTTCGGGTGCTGGCCGGGTTGGGTGTCACGTCGATGAAGCGTGACGGTGACATTGGCTACATCGTGTCCGAAGTGCCGATGACGCAGCTCGACGAGATGCTCAAAATCAGTCCGATCCGGCTACAGGCCATCGAGGCTGACCGCATCGGCTCGATTCCTAATCGCAACGGCACGGATGCGAAGCCGTTTAAGCCGCTTAAGAGAGGCGAGCAAGACTTTTCCGGCGTCGTCATCGACTCAACCGGAAGGCCGATCCGATATCGGATCTACAATCGCAGCCTAACCGGTGAGTCCATGATGCCTGCGCTCGAAGTGCCAGCGCAGGAGTTCCTTCACCTGTTCGACCCCACCCGTCTTGACTCTTATCGCGGTTTCTCGGCGTTCGACGCGGCAATCACCGACATCAAGGATCTACAAGAGATCCTCGCGTGCGAGAAGATCTCAGTGAAGTACCTTTCCTCGATCAGCGGCGTCATCAATAATGCTGACGGCAGCGCAGATCAGGACGTATCTCTGGATACGACGCACAGCGACTACATGTCGGATGCGGATCGGCTGAAGAAGGTGGAGCCGGGCGCCATTCAGTACCTCGCAGAAGGCGAATCGTTCAACCCGGTTGATTTTAACCGACCTTCACCGACTTTTAACGGGTTTCTTGACACGCTCGTGCGCTCGACCGGGCTGGCTGTCGGGCTGCCTTACGGATTTATCTACTCCTGGGCGGGACAAGGGACAGCGGTCAGGATGGAAGCTGCGCAGGCCGCGCGTGAGTTTGAAATGACGCAGCTAACGCTGGAGGAGAAGCTTCTGTATCCGATCGTCATGCGGGTCATCGCTCGCGGTATCCAGCTCGGTCACCTGCCAGCCGTACCAGACTTTGATGCGGGGGAGTGGCGCTTTCCGGCCAAAGTCACCGCCGACATCGGGCGCGAATCGAAGGCGCTCATCGACGAGACCATGGCCGGGATTATCAGCAAGACGCAGATTGCAGCCGATCGCGGTGAGGATCGCAACATCATCCGCAGTCTGCTCCGCGCTGAAGCCATGGAGCTTGTCGAGGACGCCAAGATGGTGCAAGACGCATCTGGCGGAGTGCTGGATCTGCCAACCGCCATCTACATGCTGGAGCGGCGGGCTCCTAACGCGCCAGCTATCCCGGCGCCAGCGGCTGCGCCTGCGGAGGACGTGCCAGAAGTCGAGGACGAAGAGTCACCCGAGGACGAGGCCGAAGACATCGCCGAGGACGAAGCCGAGGCTGGTAGCACTGATTGACATCGGGGCGGCCAGTATGCTCGTCAAAGAAGAGATTCAGACATTCGCAGCGTTTCAGGGGAAAGTTTCAGGGAACACCATCATGGGTGTTTCTCTGATCCAAGAAGGCCCGGCGCTGGGTCACGGGGTGTTTGTGGACAAGCGTTCGCTCAACAAGTTTAAGTCCTTGGCAATCGAGAAGGGACGGGTGAAGGCAAAGCTAAACCACTTCTCTTCGGTCGAGGATACCGTCGGGTATTACGAGAACTTCCGGGTGAGCAAAGGCAAACTGCTGGCCGATCTGACCCTATTTGACGCGCACAGCGGAAAGGAGATGCTGCTGGAGATGATCAACGAAATCCCGTCCGCTTTTGGCGTCTCCTTGATGTTTGCAGCGGATGCGCCAGAGTTGGACAAGGAGAGCGGCAATTACATGACCCGCCCACGCGGTTTGTATTCGGCTGACTTTGTAGACACACCCGCAGCCAATGCTGACGGCGTGTTCTCGGCTGATCAGATTGACAGTGACGAAGATGTTATGCCAATTGACCCACCGGCGCCTGCGCCAGAACCTCAAGTTGATTTCTCCACTTTGATCGCGGAGCAGTTCGCCGCTTTCACTGCTAAGTTTGACGAAGTGGCTGCACAGTTTGCTGCTGACAATGCCAAGGTGTTAGCCGAGTGTGAGGCACTTAAGGCCTACGTGGAAGCGTTGCAAGCTGGCAACAGCGACATTGAGCTGCAAGCTCGACTGGCCGCCGCCGCTCCTGCTCCTGCTGCGTTTGCCGCTCCTATCAATGAGCCGGAAGTCAAGGTACCATCCATCTCCTACCACGAAGCCAAAAACCAAGCCATCGGAACGGCTACCGGCCTTGATCGCTTGAAAGCGGTTCGTGCGTTCACCGAAAAATTCCCAACCGAAGCGGTCTACGTTTCGGCCAACTCATAACAACTTTCTACCAAGACCATGCCACAAGCCAATCTTCTCGATATTGCCAAACTTAACGGCTCCGACACCATCGTCGGGCTGATTGAGGAAACGCTGACCTACGCTCCAGAGGTTCAGATTATGCCAGCCCGCACGATCCGCGGCACCAGCTACAAAGTCGTCTCTCGCACGTCTTATCCTGGCGTCGGGTTTCGCGCTGCTAACGAAGGTTCGACTCCGACGAAATCGAGCTTTGAAAACCAGCTCATTGAGTGCTATATCCTCAGCGGCGCCGTTCAGGCCGACATTGCAGTCGCTCGCGCTTACGAAGACGGCGAACAAGCGTGGAAAGACATTGAGTCCATTGGCGTCATGCGCCAAGCCATGATCGAGCTTGGTTCACAGGTCATCTATGGAACGTCTGTTGATGCGAAGGGCTTTCCCGGCTTGCAGGCTATCCATACCGCTTTTAACTCCGGTCTGGGTGCTTCCG